TTGGAGCAAGCGGACCAAGATCGTAGAGCATGGGAAAACTTGTACAGGTGACGGGGTATTGGGTCATCGCTCACGGTAGAGGCGGGGACTTGAAGTGTTAGCGCACTACAGGTCTTCGCCCTGTCTTTTAGAGCAGCTCTAGAGTTTGATGCAGACAAGCTCAGCAATGCTTTTTGGTGCTGTTTCAGTTCCGCCGGTTGAGTCGGTAGAATGATTAGAAATCATAATAGCATCATTATCTGTCTGCACATCAATTGCATACCCATTAATCCGGTCATCGTATCGAATAACTCCCCCGTGGGCGTGTGATTTGAATGTATCTTCCTTGTACTCTCCAAGCGCTTGATCGGGATTGATACCTCGCTCATCATCCCAGCCTCGGCTAAAAGTACCGCGACAGTCAAACACCGGCATACGTTTATTAGCCGACCAGTCTTCAGCAGAAGATACACCACGCACCGTAGGACTTCCAGAACTATCTTGGATGTGCAGCAAGACGTTGTCAAACTCATGCCAAAACAGCGTAAAAAGTGCCTGAGTATCAGCGTTGGCGCGGTTGGTAGCACCTGAAGCTTCCGATCCAATGGTTAGGCCGTTCGCCTTTATATAACCAACTGGCGCACTTGACCGAAAAAATGAAACTCGTTTTCCAGTTTCATCCACGCTAGATACCCTGATATAGCGTGTATCACCTTGGGATTGAGTCATCACACCGATGTCTGAATGCCATGAAGAAACACCGTCTGACACGACTTTGCGCGTGTCATTGCCGATCAAGACGAATGACGAATCCCCAGCATCAATGACATCGGCACCGATACCCGCGACTGATATCGTTACCGAATTACTAGTTGAGTCAATGCGCCGGAAAGAAATTTGCAATGCCCTGAGAATGCTAGCTGATGGCAGGGAAATGGTTACAGCTCCAGCAGTCCCATCCACCAGGACTAGGCCCGCATCATCAGCAGTAAGTACAGTATGACCAGCAGTGATCGTCCTGACATTACCTCCAGCCATGCGACGTATTGCCTGCAGAAGCTGAGTCTTGACATTACCATCTAGGACAAGTCCTGCGCCTTCAATCGCTCTGGAAATTTCTTCTTGAACTTGATTAAACCACTCAGACTCAAGATTAGTCGGTTGAATGCCATTTGCTAGATTACCATTATTGAATCCATGCTTTCCAGAACCAAATAAGTCAATGGATTTTGTTGAAGTTGAAATGCGTTTCATAATTTTTTCATTATTTTAATACACAAATATAGTCACGTAGGTGATAAAATACACTTTATTGGAGATGTATTTGTCGTGTTTGAAGTGATAACAAACTCATAAACTTGACCTGCTGTAACAGATAATGGATTACCTGAAGACATGTTAACAATGGAAGTATTGTTTCCAGTGATTGTAATGGTACCTAGTAGTGTACGAACAGCAGCCAATATATAATAAACATCAATAACAGTAATAGCTGATACTGCTGTCAAGTTTTGAGCTGATAAAGTAGCCCCATCAACCATGTCTAGATCAGTATAGACCCAACCTTTATTACCTATTGCATGCGGAACTATGGTAACTTGCTTGGGAACATATTCAAAAGCCTTTGGACTTGGTGCAGTATCAGAAAATGTTATTGCGGCGGGTTGTCCTACCCATGATGTATATGTTCCAGCTAAGCTGATACGAAGTGTACGGCCAGATGTTGATCCAGTTCTAGCTATCGAAGTTGCAGTCGATAGCGCCAATGTACTTGCAATAGATCCACCAATAACTAAAGTACCATTTTTAAGCCCGGTTAGGAATTTTGTAGATACTCTGCCTACAGTGTTAGGAATTTTTATGTCAATATATCCTGTACCTCCACCAGTGATCGTTGAAATGTCAATGTATTCTTTTGAAACTATAGCAGCAGAGTTTACATAAACATCTTTTGCAACGATACTCAGCAAATTATCTTGATAAATATGTATATTCTGCTTTGCAGCGGATGCCTGCATTGCAGAGTTTAGAACTACACCAGTAAGTCTGGTATTTGCTCCCGAGACTGAAGCGGAGTATGTAGGGAAATATTGTGAAACCCTATCCGCAACTGTTATATAGATAGGGCCACTTACTTGCTGGATAAACTCAGTATAAGGAATAACAATATCAATATAGTTTGAACCAGCACCAGATAACGTACATTCTGCTACAAGTTTGTAGCGTAGGTTTTCTCTAAAATAAGCAGGGTAAATATCCCAAGGATTAATAGAAAGCAAGGCTGATCTAGCGGAAGCTTCTACTCGCCTACCTTCAGAAGCTGTTGGTTTTGGATTTGTTACCCTTGCTAATCCACGAATTCGAGCTGCGTCAGCTATTCCTGTCGGATGTACAAGGTTAGTCAAGAATGGCAGCCCAGTTACTGCAGGCAAAGTAGTATCACTGTTTCCAAAATATTCTTTCCAAGAATCAATAAGTTTCGTTTTTGAAAACTCATTTTGTACAAGAATATAAGTAGCACGCAGAGATTGATTCCACTTTTCAACCAATGCTTGATCTATCGACAAATCTGCACCAAAAGTCGGATATGCCGTGTAGCTTGGAAATCCAGGGCCGGGCGCAATAAATGGACGAGCCGTCATGGGATTGGGAATTTCCAGCACGATACTATCGCGTGGATACGTAGTCATGATGCTAGTGATGGCCGTGCGCAGCAGTGGCGCAAGATAATTAACAATCGCCTGCAGCGAAAGATTTCCTGTTGCGGCGTACAAAATCAGGTCATTGATTCCGTAGCAAATACGCCATAGCGCACGATCAGCCTTGCCAGCTCGCCATGCCATTGCAGTGGCTAGAGATATTGCACCAGCAGGCTTGTGTCCATAATAATCCCAATTGCTGATTGCAGAAACACCAGTTGTTGGTATAATCGGTAGGGTTTGCAAAGCACCATTAACAAAACCTGATAATGTGTACCCACTTCCTCCAAAATTTACAAATCCAACCAGTTTTTCCCAAGCTTCGCCTAGATTACGCAAAATAGTTATTGCCTCAGACCCTCCGTTATTTCCATTAAATTGCTCAGTCGTTGAATCTCCACAAGCAATGATGATCGTGCCTTCAGGCGTGAAATCCCCAAGTCCGCCAAACTTCATAATGTTAATTTTATTAATAGTATCATCCAACATCGCTTCTGCTTCCAGCTTTACTGCAATTGTTTGATCTTTAACTGTTTCAGTTTCTGCCAGAATTTCAGCTATGGTAGCTGTCACATCGCCATACAGCCGCTTCCAGCGCCGCTCCAGCGCATCGAGTATGACTGATCCATTTACATCGGCTGGACTACTGATGTCGTTGTCGTCGCGCTTATAAAATAGCACGTTTTCGCTGACGATCATACGCACCATCCGCGCCGAACCCTGGTATTCCTGGAGCTGGATCAGCGCCGTCATCGGGCGCATACCGTCTAGGTAGTCCTCTACATTAAGCCCATCATGGGACTTCGACTGAAAAAGATTGAAATCATCCGCATTCGGGACAGTTCCTTGAATAATTGGCAAACCCATTTTTAATCCTTAAAAAACTTGGCTTTCGCCCACGACATAGCTGACCCCGATAAGCGGTACTGCATAAGCAAAAATCACAGTGGTGTGAGCGGGTTTTCGATCACGAATCGGGCATTCAGCCAGCGACGCATCGAACGCAAACAGCGGGCTCATGCAGGTGCTCTGGCTAGTGAATGGACGCACATTGGCAGCAGGGCGCGGAATGTTCACACGCCAAACAAATTGATCGTCCGGGCTGTAAAGTGCATCCGTGCAAGCGCTGCGGCAGGTGAACTGACTGAATTCAGTGATCGTCACGCCGGGCTCGCCATACAGCTCGGCCAGACGGATGTAATAAGCGCGGGACTGGCCGCCTTGCTCTGTGAGCCGCTGGAACGCAATACTTTGGCGCTCAACCGTGCTCAGTGTGTCCAGCGGCAGGCAGGCGTCTGGTAGGCCCAGCAGTCGCTCCCAGTCGGGCAGCATGCCCATGGCCATGCGCGGATCAGCTTGCTCCAGCAGCGTCTCAAATTTGAGCTGGGCGGCAAGGTACATGGCCGCAATGCCATCCATCACCTTCGACAGCACGCTGTCCGGCTCACGCGTGAAGGCCCGGCCCGGCGGCAGCAAGGCCTGCAGCGAAGCCCGCCAGGCCTGCAGCGTCACAGCCACGTAATCACTCCCAGGGTGGGGAACTGGCCAGTTGTGTGGGTCTGGTTGGCTGCAGGCACGACGAGCACATGGTCCGTCTCGCCTGCCGATGTCGAAATAGCCTCGCGCTGGTGGCTGACCAGCATCGTGCCGCCCGGCGTGGCCTCGCGCAGGTACAGCGCCTGCAGCTCGGCTTCGACCGATGCCCTGGTTGTTACCGTATCGGGCGTGAGCTGGATGCTGAAATTCTGCACAGTTGGGATCGGCGCCAGCACATAGGTCGTGGCCGTCACCGGCCGCACCGCATCAATCGCCGCCTGCACCGCCGCCACCTCGCCAGCGTCTGGAATGATGGCGGAATCGTCGTCGCGCACGAAGCGGACCACGACGGTGCCAGCGCCTTGCTCGCCAGGATAGACCCAGGCCCGCGTCACGCCGGGCACCTCAAGCGCCCAGCTCACATAGTCGTAATCGGCTCCGCCCTGGGGCGGCTTGCGAATGCGCGCCAAGATGCGGGCGCGCCAGGCTTCAATGCCTTCAACGTCTGCGCCGCTGGCCAGAGCCGTTTGGGCTGTGGCCACAGAGTTGACGCCAGCAATCGGTGATGTGAGCGTGAGCGCTATGCCGGTGATGGCATTGCCCGCCTGGCCAGCCTCGACAGCCTCGACCTCGATGACGGCAACGCCTGCAGCAACAATGCCATCGGCCGTTGTCGCGTACTGCACAGCGTCTGCACGCTGCAGCACCGTGCCCAGCGGGATTGCCGAGCCATTGACGCCAGCGAATTGCACCGATCCGGTGGCCGCTGCTGCAGGCAGCCGGTTCTTACCCCAGCGCGCACCGTGCAGCGGCAGAAATTCGGCATCAGCCTGGTCCGGCCACCATTGATTGCTCAAATACTCAGCATATTTGTAGAGCGAATTCAGGCCGCCCGCAATCACCCGGTTGATGACGCCGATGGCGCTGTTGCGCAGGCGCGCCAGCACACCGGGCAGGCGGGTCTCGAATTCCGCCGCGCCCTGGTCGATCAGCGTGGGGAGTGTGTCGCGCTCAAATGGCATTTGATTCTCCAGCCAGACGCCAGACCTGGCGGGCATCGTCGAATTCAAAGCGGAAATTGCGGCTCTGGCCGTTGATGGCAAACGCGATCAGCGCTACCAGCCAGCCCATGCGCGGAACGAACACGGCCACCGTGATGGCCGTGGCCAGGCCGTCGTCGATGAGCCATTGCAAGGCCTCTTCGCAATACTGCTTGCAGCGCAGCACCACGCCCGGCAACTGCTTTTCGCGCTCCAGCAGCCACAGGCGCGATCCGGTCTTGTGCTCGTTGTCCGCATAGGCATCAGCCCACCAGCCGCGCCGGTCTTGGCCCGGCTGGACCTCGTAGGGCTCGGCCAGCCGGTCGCACATCAGCGATACCAGAACGGAACTGGCCAGCGTGTCGTCCGTAGCCAGGTCGGAGCCAGATAGCGCCAGGTCAAAAGCTTGCAGCTGGGGGTTGTAGATGAGAGCCAGATCCATGCCCGCCAGTGTCATAAAAGACACCAAAAAGGGCTATTAAAGTGCTTTAGACCGGCGTGTCAGTGACCTGTGTCGTGATGCCCGTCTCTGCGTGCTTGTGCCCGTTGTAGGCAGCACGCAGCGCCTGTAGCGTCCCGCCGCCGCTGTCACAGTTGTCGGTGATGTTGCCCGTCGCATCAATGCCCGACTCGACGCGCAGCTTCGTCAAGTTCACTAGGTTGACCTGATGCCCCGCCCCGTCAATCACGATACCGTTGCGGGTCAGGTAGATCTTGTGGCCCAGTTCGTCATACAGGGCTACTTCGCCAGCCTGCAGGCCCGTCAAGCGGTAGCGCCGGTCATCAACATTGATCACCACCGTGTGCCCGGTGCTGCCGCCCACGGCCAGCGCAATGCCCTCGGCGCCAGGGTGTGGCACGCTGGTCAGTCCATAGTGCTGGAAATGCTCCACGTCATCGGGCACCTGCTCGGCCAGCAGCGTGACCTGCAGCGCCTGTAGCTGGGTGCCATCGTTGACCAGGTTGACCACGGCCCGGCTGACCATGCCGCGCACGCGGGCCATCAGGCGCGCCATCATGGCGCGTCCCGATACCACAACGGCGTGTAGGGCGTGTAGCCATCGCCTTTCCCGGTCTTTTTGTGCTTTTCTTTTTGTGTCTTGTCGTTCAGTTTGGCATTGAGTCGGCTGCGGCCTATGCCCTCGACCAGCTCGAACGCTTCGGGCAGCGCAAACGTCAGGTCAGTGAATTTCCCCTGCTCACCGAGCTGGTAATTGCAGCTCACGATCAGCAGCTCCATATCTACATTCATCCGGGCGCTGGTCACTGGCACCAGCGTGTTGGGCTGCCATAGCGGGCCTTCCTGACCAT